CTAATGAATCATCGCCAACCGTACCTAGATGAACATAATCCCGGAAATTATAAATTTGAATCTCCTCACTCCGAAGCGCATCGAAAAATGCACACCTATGAATCAAACAATTCGCAATACCGTTGAAAGCAATAGTCAAGTAACTTCCTGAAGGAACCCACCCGTCAATAACAATACCTGTACCGCCAAACATCCAAAAGGTTTGGGCTGAATCCGCAATATATGATCGCATAATGGCTAAATCACGCTCACTATAACCCGGCAGATGAGCAGCTATTCTAATCAAAATAGATCCAACAGCACGCATTAATTGTCCACTCATCTTCGTATCATATTTACTAAAATCACCTTCGAGAAGATCTTTCGAGAAGTCGATTATATGACGCTTAATTTGGCCCCACTCAGAGTTGGTACAATTACTTCCTTGAAGCATCTCAGATTCCAACGGAATCGTATAAAGAAAAGCCAACACAGGTGCAAAATACTTTTTGCCTATGACGAAGTGAGAAAATGGATAAACTCCAAATAACCTTACTTTCTTCTTACCAGTAAGCTTAAATTTCTTAACGGCTTCATCCTTCAAAGCTGTCTTTACTAAAGGACAAACCATGCGTCCCTCAGCTAAGGAATTTTCCATCTTCGCAATCTCATCAAGCATATAGTCACTAAACGTCACGTGGCGACCACTATCCAAATGTTGTATATTAACGTGGTCACTTTTCTTGCCACGCAAACCAACACCGGGAGCTGTCTTGAGATCCATTCTCTTAATAAATCGATTTCCTTTGACCCCATTTAAAACTTCCTCATTACTTAAAGGTTGTTTCTGCAAGGCCACATTAACTCGATCTAGCAAAGGTGAAACATAATCCTCAACAGCTCTATCCAACAACGCTGGATCAATGCTGCGCATCCCAGCTATACCTTTCTGGAAATATTCAGCATGATTACAATTAAAATTAAACCTCGGCGGTTCAAAATCATTTGGAATACCGGCATTCTCGAGAGGTACACTCAAGTCATGCGTTCGTAAGTGAGTTCGAGGCGTGTTACGGAAAGAATCACAAGAACCAAAATAATCGACCATCGGTTGAGGGTCCCCTTCCGTTGGCACGAAATTCACGACGGATCTAGGATGGGGTACTTCTGATAATTCAACACTCTGACCTAAGGGACCACGCAATAGTGGACCAGCGTCAATAACAGCTTCACATTGGAAATCTCCATTCTTAAAATCTGTCCTACTTGGAACAGGCAATGCAATATCAGATTGGGTCAATTGGTAGGCGACACCAATATTAGTCCCTTTCGCACCTCCCATATGGAAACCCAATATTACGTGCGGTTTCGCAACAGAGATGATTGGAGAAATACAACATCCGTTAGAAGTTGGCAAACTCATAGAGTGCTGACTACCATATCCTTTATACTGAGATCCATTGGCAACAAACCCTGGTGAAAACATTAATGATCTTTCAACGACTGCATCATCGTCTCGGTTCTTAGAATACATAGTACCAACCTGTGAGATAGTTGTTCTATCATGAGGTAGAAACTTCTTCAAGCTGGTAACGGGCAATTGTTTCGAAGTATAATATATCGAAAAATCACCCTCGGTATTTGGAAGCATTCCTCCACAATGTTTAGCCAATGTAATATGGCAAACCATACTAGAAGTAATATTTCGCGACCGGTATATTCTCACTTTGTTAGATACAATCTTTGAAAAAGAATGTCGTGGTAATAGTATCACTCCAGGGGAAAGCATCATTGCATGCATGGGTTGATTATTCAATACTTTATCATCACTCCCCAAAACATCAACTGTAACCAAATTTAATCTAACAACGTGTCTACGCACCTGCTCTAACGTCATGGATGATAAAGTATCATCACACTTTGGTACAGTCACCTCAACTTTCGCCCACATATCTTCTTCACGCAGACGAGCTTTTGCCTGTGATGGTTCTTTTGGCATCAAATTTCCTTGTGGCACTAAGGCTCCGACGTTATACATACGCATAAAGCTAAACAAAGCAGCTGCAAGACCTCCAATAGCACTAACTCCCAAAACAAGTTCGGCTATAGGTCTACCACGCAATGCTCTATCATACAGCTCTCGTCGGATCACTTGGGATAAATAACTAGAAACCAAATTAACGGCTCTCGAAACTAACAGGAAACAGGTAATGACAAAAAGAACACAGATAAACAAGTTCTCTCTAGCTTTGACCAAAATCAAATGGAAAAAGAAAAACGCAACCAATATGAGGAAGTTACGCCGGTACTGAGCAGGAATAACTCGGAAAATTATGACAATTATAGCACATGCCAAGGTCATAATACACCTATCCACAATCTCATTAAAGGGGACTACATCAAAATACCCCAAACGTGATAAAACAGTAGAGTTAAAATATCCCGCGAAAGAGATTAGTAAGTCTCTTCCTATAATAGCCTCAGGATCTACACTCAAATTATCAGCATATTTATCACGTCCACGATTGTGGTAAGCTAGCTCGCACATAGCTTCCTTGTAATCTTCATATGTCACGCAATTATCAAACTCATCAAGCGCTTCAATGGGCTTCTGTGTTCTATGCTTTCGCGGATTCATCCGTTTCTCATTAAAATTCGAAGCCTTTGTAGAACCAGTATCAAGATCTGAAACAGGATCAGGAGCATACTTATGTCCAGTCCCAGCAGGGACAATGTGTCCCATCTGTTCCGCAATGGGATCATATTCTAATGTGGGATCGAACTCCTTAGTTTCAGAAGTACATTGACACCATGAGCTAATCAAATGACACTTCGAACACGGCACTGCTTTATTGATTCCTTCATGCGATTTCAAAAACTTTCCTTGCCGGACCTTATGCAATTGTGCGCGCTGTCCTAATATCTTAATAGCTTTAGACACACACATTCGCGGTCCGTTACGTCGGACACAATATCCACCATCTGATTCTTCCCAGTAGTAAAACTGAATATCATTGGCAGGAAGTTTAATTCCGTTTTCATCCTCCGGTACCTTGGCTGGATCAAGCATAGTCGTATTTCCCTTTCGATACTCAGGTTTAACGATAGCTTCCATCCATATGATACGTCTGTAAAGAGACATCGGCTCGTTAGAAATTTCAGGAATAGACAAATCTTCAGTGTTAGTTGTCATCGCATACACATCCAAATTAAAATAAACACGTCCTTTAGCATATAAATCAGCTTGCACAGTTAAGGCTCGGACGTTATTGACGATGGTTGCAATATCACTAACAGGAGATGAAGTAGGTTTGCCATTCTCCATAATGGTATTATTAACATCATCGGAAACGGCAATCGTCTTATCTTCAGTGTATCCCGAATGATACTTATCCTTCTCCGGACGATTCCAAACATTCTCCGGACCGGAATTAATACCCATAGCAGAACCAACAGTTTTCAAAATTAAATCCATGATTGTAGTCTTACCAACAGATGACTTACCGTAAATGCAATAGCAGAATGGAGCTGTTGTCAAACCTATGCTCTTAAAACGCTGATTGCATAATGTTAATAACTCACCTACGTTTCTCATATATGAAACATAGATTGACTTCATGCTCGGTTGAACGGTTCCACGTTCCAACATAAAGCATAGTTCGTTATTTAACCGAATCACTTCGGTGCGATAAGCCTCTAATGTCATATCTACATCGGCCAATTTTCCACACAGCATTGTGTTCTTCAAAGCAACCAATTTGTGATACCGCGTATGGATTGTAGATGGTAACAGAAATCCAGCTACTGAAGATCCATTCTTCCAGCAAGTATACAATTCAAGAAAAAACTCAGAAATCTTAGTAATAGATTCCACATAGTTCATTGTTCCAATATCCTTGCTTTTATTGATCTTGAAGATCTCGAGAACATTCGAGGCGACCGAATTTTCTTCCTCATCATCTTCACTATCAGGGAACCATCCATTGGCCATAGAAACTATAATAGTATCTTTGACCAAATTGTAAAGCGGTAATTCACACATAGACGCTTGTAGCGTGCGAACTGAAGTAACCTTACGTAACAAATCCTCTGATGAAGGTAAAGCGTCCCATAAAGCCTCAGGTTTAATCTCAACTGAGTCTTCACTTGACGTAACATTCTTATATAAATCAAGAAATCTCTGAATATTATCACCCATCTGATCGATGTGTGACTTCCTAATATTCGAGATAATATGACCACCAAGAATGCAAACAAAAGAACGAGTTGAGGTAGCACCAGTAAGCGAAACAAGAAGGCCCATAGCCTTCTGCGCTGCTTCAATTTTAGGCGTATAAGTGTCGGTTATACTATCACCAACAGTTCTAGAAATGACTTTCATCATTTTAGTACACCAATTCTTCGGCTCTAGCTCTTTCATTCTCTCAAAAGTGTTCGATGTGGAGCTAATAAACTCCTTACATCGTTTGGACAATGTGGGCAACTCTCTGGGAATATCAACCTCGGAATCGGGGGTTATATTCGCTTCGAAAAGGGCATCAAAATATTTATTAAATTCCTCTTCTTCATCGTATATTTGCTTAAGATTTTCCTCAAAGGTCGCTTCAGGTTGAATATCTAAAGTTTTCAACTTATACTTCAGATCTGCAACCTGTTGCTCTAATCTATGCTCACGCTTGTCCTTACGCTTAGAAATCTTGCGTAACTTTTTATTACACAACCTGGAATGGCGTTGCGCATCACGTGCTTTGCCTTTCAACATGGCTATGTATCTATCCTTATTTTCCTCCATTATGTCCTGTTCCTCCTTGTAAGATTTCGTACCTGCTTTTGAATTCATCATTATCATAAACTCTCGTGGCAGGTAAGAAATCTGAAATCTCCGAAGAGAAATTCAGAATAACTTACCTTCCCCGCTGGCTATAGATGTTTTAAGTCATTTTACCAGCAGGGTCCCTGTAACGGAACCAGGGTTGCTACTATATTCTAAGCTTAAGTACTGGGGCTCAAATCCAAATAGGAGAGCTATCCCAATTTACTATGTTATCGGAGAAAAAGATACTTCCGCCTCATAGCAAATCTACTAAAACTTATTCGTGAAGTAGTTCACAACCCCCCAATGAGATAATCTTTCTACATTGGTCACACTGAATTAATATGGTATACTACTAGTACCTTCATTCGAAATGTTTTTCACACATACGGTTCAATCAACAAGATAAATATTTTCAAGAACGACATGATTAATTGGGGCTCACATTGAATTTAATCAAGAGCAGTACCAAAAACACACATCACAATTATAAGTTCAAATACACAAATAATCTATTCTATCATTCAATTTATAAATGATCTTCCCTGCAATGTTATTACATTAAGAATACGTGAGTACATTCGTACAACACAAAACTCAGTGATCGGAGTAAAACGTCCGATTCAACAGAATTCGGGATTTGATATACCTCCTATATTTCAAGGCAGGTCAGATGTTCATGAGAGACAATTCTCATGTCTTCACCTGAGGCGTTGATTACGCCTATTAAATCTAGTTATAAGTTAACTTGATTAGTATGACTTGAAGATCGATATTGATTTACCCGAAGGTAAAAAGAATCTTCGTGCACTATCATAAAAGATAGGCCGCGGGCTCACTCTAGACACCGCTGTTGTTAGCTTTTATAGATCTAAATTCATTACGAATTTAGAACGCCTGGATTCAAGCTAGACACCAGACACTATTTTAAAGTACATAGTTTAATATAAGTCAACTACAAGACATTAAGGTAGATAATACTACATCACAGAATGTCAATTAAGTAGACTCATATGCAGCATTGAATATCTGCCTATGTACAAAGCCTCCTAATAAAAATTAGGGACGCGTTCAGCGTTTAATTAAGTATACTGACGCGTAACTTTCGTCGCTTTCTAATACTATAGCTCGTGCATGGTCCGTAGACCATGCACG